GGCAAAGGAAAATGATTTTCCTATCATAGCTGTTAATGATGGTGACTTATCACACAGATTTTTAAGTAAACGATTATTTGTATTGAATACGCCTGAAAGAACATTGGATAATATCACATCTGAAATGACAGGTAGAATCAATGATAAAACTGCGTTCTCCGGTGCCGAAAATTATCTTCAAAAAAGAATATCACAATTAGGCAGACTAAATAATTTTAGACTTCTACTGGAAATTGGTGGAAACACAAAACACAAAGTTGGTGATATAGTATCACTTAATTTAAAAGTTCCCATTTATAAAAATAATGACCAACAGGACTTTTCAGAAGAGGTCAATAAATTCTATTCTGGAAATTATTTAATAACCAGCATTCGCCACACAATAAACAAAGATGAATATACCATGTTCCTTGAAGTGGTGAAAGATTCTCATAATAAAGCAATAAGATTGGACAATTAGAAATGGCATTACCCGTATTAGAAACACCTGAATATTTCACTGACCTACCATCCTCTGGAAAGCGTGTGAAATATAGACCTTTTTTAGTGAAAGAGGAAAAGATTTTATTAATTGCCATCCAAGAGGATGATCCTAAAACAGTATTCAATGCCATTATTAATATTGTAAACAACTGCACCTTCAATGAAATTCCGAATGTAGAGGATTTACCTACTTTTGATATTGAATGGCTATTTTTACAAATTAGAATTAAGTCAAAGGGAAGTGATGTAGAATTATTATTCAAATGTGAAAATGAAGTAGATGGTAAACCTTGTAATGGTATAACACGGATACCTTTTGATCTCGAACAGGTTGAATTTAAAGGTGACGTGAAAGCTAATAAGAAAATCATTCTTGATGATGATAAACAAATAGGAATTATTTTTAAATATCCTACTTTGAATATCGCAAGTACCATTCATACAATCATGGATGATGAAGATATTTCGAAAATGTATGATACCTTATATGATTACGTGGATACCATATTTCAAGGTGATCAAGTATTTGAAGATTTTACAGCAAAAGAATTTTCGGAATGGATAGAAACCTTGAACAAATCACAATTTGAAAAAGTGGAATCATTCTTCGAAAACATTCCTAGAATAGAATCAACAATAAAAATCGTATGTGAACATTGTAAGCATAAAGAAACTGTAACACTGAAAGGGCTATCAAGTTTTTTAGTATCATAGTTGATCGGAATGACCTAACTGGATTTTTTGCGATCAACTCTACACTTTGTTTGGATTATAAATATTCATTAACAGATTTGGAAAATATGATTCCATGGGAACGTGACATTTATATTCATTTCGTTAATGAATATATTCAAGAAAAGAAAAAGGCGCTTAGTGAACAATGACAATATCAACGGAAACTTATATAGAAAATGATGAAATCATGAAACCTTCCAAAGGTAGGCCTTCATGGAAAAACAGAAGAAGGGTTATTTTTCTAACATTATTTTTTTGTGCATTTTGTATATTGTTTATAATGATTGCAGGGGATGATACAAGAGTAAATGAAACAATTATATTGGGTGCTTTTGGATTAGCATTTACTACAATTGGGTTTTATGTGGCAGGGGCGGCTTGGACTGATGTTAATATAGAAAAAATAAAAGTGAATAGAGTTGATAATGACTATTCAGAACAAGGGCCAACTTTTATTCCAACCCTTGCAAATGGTAAAGGACTGGAAGACAAATAATGCTACCGAATTTAGGTAATACCAAAACAGTTGATAATGTAAAGCAAAAAGTTTCAGGTCTTACAGAAAATATAAGACCTACCAAATTAGCGGCGAGTGCCTTTTCGTCCGTAAAAACTACACTTGCAAGTGAAGTTCCTGAAGTTACCGGTTTGATTGATACTGTATCATCAATTACTAATGATATTGTATCGGATGTTAAGGATATGTTTAAGAAAACCGAACAATCTAATAAGCAAGTTGTTTCACAGGTAAAATCAAGTTCTGAATCAAATGATTCAATGCTAGAAAACATTGCACTATGGTTGGAAAAGGTGGATTCAAATTTACACGGATCACCACCATATCTAATGACAACCGTTGAAAAATTGGAAGAAATCAATAGTGAACTTCAACTCAATAATGAATTGACAAAAAATGCATGGGAAATATCCGACAGGCAATTTGATTTAATGAAGCAAATGCTGGCTTTTGAACAAAACAATGCAAAACTGTCTAAGTTTGACCAACAAAAAGAAGAAGCCCAAGACATATTGGCACCAGCAATGACATCAACAGGAAACACCAAAAAAGCAGGAGGAAGCAAATTTCTATTTTTCGGACCAGCAATGGAATTCGTAAAAACTGTTTTGGCAGGATTAGGTGGAATATTCACCAGTATATTAGCCGCGACAGGAATATCAAAGTTATTGAAAATGTTAAAATTCAGAAATGCGGCAAAAGTTGGAAAGAGTTTTGCCCTTGCAACAGGTAAAACAATATCTCTCATTGAAAAGGTATTGAAACCCATGAAGGCAATTGGTAAATTTGCGGGAGTATTTGGAAAAACCCTTTTAAAATTTACGGGCATAGGATCATTATTAATTTCAGTCGTGGATGGTGTTATTGGTGCAGTCAAGGGTGCAGTAAAAGCATTTAAGAATGACGAAAATGTTTTAATCGGAGCCGTCAAGGGTGCATTCTTTCAAATAGGACAAGGATTTACTGATGCTGGTGTAATGATTGCAAATTTATTTGGTGCAAATATTAAAGATGTTAATTTTGAGGAATTGGTTACAAATACATTAAAGTCTCTTGGGAAAATATGGGATACTTTTAGTGAAGGTGTTGTGCGTGACGTAACATCTACTATGGACAAATATGCAGAAGTTGGCGGGAAATTATGGACAAAAGTAACTAATGTATGGGATAGTACATCGGATTCATTTTCACAGATGAAGGGAATGCTCGGAGAAAGATTCGAGATAACTAAAAAAAGATTTTTTGATTTTTTCAAATTTATTACCGACTTGCCTAAGAAGCTATTGAATATGGCAACTGATATATTACCGGATAAAATGAAGAAGGTTGTATCAAAAGGAATGAATATTATTGATGAAACCATTATTCAACCAGTTGCAACTGTCACTGAATTGGCCAAAGATATAAAAATAAATCAAGAAAGTGTGAATAGGGTTATAACCAAATCTGCTATTCAACCAATTGAGGCAATCAATTCACTGATACCACAGATTGCAGAAAATAAATCCACATATGCACCTGTAAACAATGTCACTAATACTATGGTTGTTCCCTCAAATATTCGGACACGAAATCCAGAATCACCAGTTTTCATGTCCGATAAAGTTATGCAATAGCAATTTATATTTTAGTAACATTACCTGCATCAGGATTGAACTGAAGTTTTGTCAACGGATAAACCTCTCCATATTCATCATATTGTTTTTCCATTTCAGTCAATTCACTATCTTCCATAACTTCCCATGATCTGGCAAAATCAATGTGTCCAAGGTTATTGATATTCTGTTCTTTAAGATCATCCAGTATCAAAGAGTTAATATACAGAAACATTGCACATATGACATTTTGTTCTCTTGTGTCATCGGGCACAATACATTCATACGTATCACCGCCTTTAAATTTCATATAGGCAGTAGGTGTTTCTTCGTGCCAATTATAATCTTCAAATGTTTGTGTGTGAACTAAAATTCTCATAATATATCTCCATACTGTATAGTGGTTTAAGTCATTCTATATGTACAATATAGTAAAAAATCCATTTCCCGTCAATAGAAAAATGGATTTTTTTAATATATTATGGTAAATAGTCTATTTAACTAATGCCCGAAGTGATTCCAAATCGTCATCATCGTCATCATCATCAGTATCAACTGATGCCAATGTATCTTCCACTTCACTTCTTTCAACATCTGATTCCATCTTTTCTTCAATAGTTCTATGTTGAGGCATATTATCTTCACCAATGACATGAAGAAATTTCTTTTCCAACTCTTCATAAGACCTGAAGTTACTTTCATTAAGAAATTCTTGGAGAGAATATTCTTGATTCCAGATATTTTCCAGTTCTTTATCGTCATCTAACAAAGGCTTCGGCGTATCAAAACTTGAATTGTCGTAGTTGGCATAACCCTCTTTTTTAACAATTCTAAGTTTGAAATCTGCACCTTCCCAGAAATCAAATGGATTAAATGGTTCATCTCCTTCAAACTTAGGAGAAATCGCGTTTTCAATTTTCTCAAATATTTTTTTACCATACTTGAATAAGAAAACTTTACCTTCATTTTCAGGATTTGCAGGGTCTTTAACAATATATACATTGGAGTAATAATTGGTTCTTCTTTTTCTCCGCCGCACAATTTCCTTATCGTCCTCATTTCCAGAGTTCCATAATTTACCATTATGATCCATTACAGGAGAATCTCCGCCAATTGTAGAAGGACAATTTTCAATAAATCTTTTACCATTCTCCTCGAAAAAATATGAATAGAATTTGATAAACGGATCATCTTCACCGTCTGGTGCTGGTAAAAATCGAATAACAGCTTGGGCATTACCTGCTTTGTCCTGTTCCGCTTTCCAGAACCTATCGTCTGCATATTTTTTAGATTTTAATTTACTTTGTAAGGTTTCAAGATTTGATGATTGTTTTCTCATTTGAGAAAAGGTAGATTTGGCCATAATATTTTCCTCTCTATTTTGTCCAATGATCACATAATATAGTTTATTGTCGTTTTTGTTCATTGATCACATGATATAGTTTATAGACTACTATTTAGTGTTTTTTTAATAGCAGTTCTAATTCTTTTGATTTTTTCCGTGTTAAATTGGAAACATCTGGGTATGAATGGATACAGTTTTAAAATATTATCTTTGAAATCCGAATATATTATATTATCACCATATTTCTTATCGTATTCTTCAAAGATAATTCCTTTTGTGGCATAATCTGATATGATTAAATAAAACCAAGAATCCTTTACGCCAGAAAAACTTTCTTTGATTGGATCAACATCATCATAATATTTTTCCAAATCCTGTTCAAATCTGTACAGAAGTGATTCATTATAAGCCATTAACCTTATATAAGGATCATTAGAAACATCACTTATAAATCTAATATCTTTATAGAAAAAATTAGATACTATAAAACATTCCGCTTTGTAATGATTTGATAATTTACTTGCCCATTTATCATAGTGATACTTTCCTTTTGTTACACGAAAGGTATCAGGATTGGTCTTTATCTTTCCATTATACTTGAAATAATCATAGTTTCCTGAAAAGTGACATTGAATGGCAAGAAATTTTTGGTAAAATTCGTATGAGTTCAATTGCTATACGTCTAGTCTATTTTTCTTTTTTGCTTTTAGGAGAGAAAGCTTTTCTGCTTCAATTTCCAATTTCATTTTCAAATTGTTTGAAATTAGAAGGTTTATGGAATCAATATCATAATCCTCTTGTTCCACTATTTCGGTAATAGCTTCAAGATATGTAATATCTTTATCCCAAATTAAATTTTCTACTTTGATTTCAAATGATTCGGTAGTTTCTTTCACCACCTGTTTTTCAAGGAGTTCTTTTTCGTTCATTGCATTTCTATAAGGAAGTTAGTGGTTGAGTTTCTATAATTCTATCACAAGATTTGGATTATAGTCAACCAAATTTTCATCAAAATATCCGCGTGGATTGCAAATTATTCTAGTGTCACCCAGCATGTAGTCATGTGAACTATGTGTATGACCATGAATCCATACCGCAGGTTGGTGGTCTAAAATAAAATTATTGTAGTCTGAATAAAAACTACCATTCAATATACTGTTCTTATATTGCGCATGACATGACATTGGAGATGGTGCATGGTGCGTCATTATGATATTATTACTGCCTTTTTTATTTTTATCTCCATAAACAAGGGCATACTCTATGAATTTTAGTGAAGCTGTATGGAGTTTATGGATATCATCAGGCCTTATTAATTCCGTTTTGTTCTCATCTTTAAAAATAAATCTCGTATCACTCATAAAATTCCAAAATGCCATTTTCGCAAGAGGATCATCATTGTTAAAGTTTGTCCAAAAAGTTGATCCGATAATGGTATCATAAGTGGCAGGAGCATTTAAATATTCATTATTTAATAATGTAATATTAGTGTCATGGAATACATTTTTACTCAAATGAGTATGCAATGAGTGGATATTGTTATTATAGTATTCATGATTTCCTAGAACCATGACAATATTATGAAATTTAGGTATCAATTGAGACAGAAAATAAATTTCCAAACTATCATCACTGAAATCATTGCCATAGTCTCCGGCAATTAGCAATGTCTGGTCCGAACAATCATATGATATATCAATAAAATCTGATATATCAACTGAATTTTTACTATAACATTCTAAATGCCAATCGGATACAATTCTGTATTTTTGAGTCATTGAATAGTTCAATCATTATTAAAAAAGTAATGCCTACTCGTCATAGATAGGCTTCAAAATAGAATAACAAGTTTTTAAAAAATTATCAATTTC